TTACTACCTGACTCGGGAAAAAACTATTTACTACTCCTTTAGCCATATTATCTTTTTATTATTTCTGATATTAATCCGCTCTGCGAATATTTTGCAATATTTAAGTTTATTGGTGCTTTTTGTGTTATTGCATTAGGTCTATATAACTCTTTATTACAAGCCATAATAGCTAATCCAGAACTAATAGCAGCATCATATTTTGTTCTATTATTTATATCAAACTTTGCCCAGTCGTTTAGAGTGTCGGTAAAATACATTGTTCCGTAATCACCGTCTTCTTTTAAACCAACATATCTGTCTATATACATTTCTATAGCAGCGGCGTGTGCTTGTTTTACATCCTCACTTGAGTTTGGTATTCCTCCAATTTCTTTTTCAGTAACAGAAAGTTTATTCCAAACTTTGTCAGGTCTATTCATTGAGTACCCTCTGTACCCTCTTCTTTTAAAATAATATAAAAGTCTTAGCTTATTATTCTCTGCTAATATTGGCATACCATAAAACACGCAAGCCATTAATACGTCTTCAAAAAATATCTCAGCCGTTGGAGGTCTAGATACATATTCTAAAAAGAACGTGCTAGGAGGCGCATCATCAAGGCTAAACTTAGTTAGTCCGTGCAATGCTCCTTTAGATCCTCTATTATCTGTCGTTCCTGAAATGTCATAACTGTCACATCCAAATGCTCCAATGTGCTCATTACCAGGGTATTTCAATCCGTTTTTTACTATTTGTCTGTTTTGTAATTGTGATGGAGGTGTCCAGGTAATTAAGAATCTACCTTGTGGATTTGGCGAAAATATAACTCTTGTATCTTTAACACCATTTTCCCACTGAAAACTTCCTCTTGTTATAACAGCACTATTTTTAAGATCGTCGTTGTAATCTATCTGCTCATATATTTTAGCAAGATTGAAAATACTATTTTGAGTCTCATCTCTAAAAGCGTGTTCTTCTGTTCTTGGAAACTGTCTATAGTATTCATTTAAAGCATCCTGATCTCCTTTTAAACCATCTGCTTCATTATTCCAATGCTCTATAACTCCAATTTCAATTGCGTCTCCTTGTGGACCAAATGTTGGCACTTTAGGTGTATTAAATACTGGATGTCCGTATTGATCAATAAAACCTTCGTAGTTCCATTCCATTGGAATAAACAAAGAATATAAACCAGATCTTGTTTGACCATTGGCGTTTCTCTTTGTTACATCAGAATCATTATATAGTGTTTTAAAATTATCACCACCTTTATCTAAGGAGTTTGATGTTGAACCCATCATACACTTACCAATAATTCTACTACCTAATCTTACACATGTTTTTGTAACACGCCAGTTATTTAATATATTATTAGGTCTTTCCCATTTACCACTTTCATCATGAACTAAAAGTTTTAACTTTTCCCCATCATAACTATTGTCTCCTGTATTCTTCCAGTCAATAGTGGTATCTAGTCCAGTAAGTATCTCTGCTTTATTATTATCACCTAATTTTTTCCTAGTTAATTTTGAAGCAGGTACACGATAAGCTAATTCTGTTTTTGGACGGTCCATACCGTCTTGAATTGGTTTAAAGAAAAATGGATAGTTAACCGAAATTGGCACTACCTTATCTGTAAACATTTTTTTAGCATCCGCTCCCGACTTAGATAATATACCGTAACGTGAGTCACTTGATATTGTAGCTAAGTTAACAATTTCACCAGAAGCCATAAATGAAAATCCAGAACGTCTGTTCTTAAGATAAGCCATTCCATAACATCTTGAATCAGCTTTACAAGCTTCCCAAAATATAAAGAACAATCTATTTGATTCTCTAAAGTCTGGTTGTCCAACGTCAATCTTAGACCATTGTAGGTACATATAATGTGATCCAGTTATATAAGTTGGCTTTCCGTTATTGTTAAACCAGTGTCCGCTTTCACGTCTATTAAACTGTTCGTCTATATAAAGCCCCCATTTGTCTTTAAACGAGTCTGGATAATCTCTCCAGTCAAATATACTATCTATTGATTTTAACTCCTTAGGATAGTCCTCAGGAGTCCATTTATCAGTAGTGGTGTCTATATTTGTCGGAGCTTTTGGTAAAGCTATCCTTAAACCTTGTATTTCGTATATTTCACCGATCTGTCCGGTCTTGCTTATTACAACAACGTCGTATTCTTTATTATACCCATAATCCCACTTCTTTGACTTATTAAGCCTTGTTATGGTATTTTCCCTTATGGGTGTAATTATTTTATATAATGATTGCTCGTACATTACTTAGATCTTTTTTCGGCAAAGCCTGTGAATTTCTTCTCTTCTTTGTCTTCTTTCGGTCTATCTTCTAATATACGTTCTTCTTCTTCAATTCTAGTTAGGATTTCAAAGGCATCGAATATGGCAAGTTTTTTGGTGGCAGCAGCATTTTTAAGTCTATCAGCGCTTATATCATCGCCTGAGTCTACAATCTTTTCTTGTGCTACCTTTATTAATTCCTCAACTGCCTTCTGCCCAGCCTGGATTATATTCCTCTTCGTCTCCTTGATATTCATATTTAATTGTAATTAAATTGGTGGGTACTCGGTATAACCTCTGCCCTTCTATAATGAATTCATATTCCATACCAGGTTTGAATCCAACTAAAGCTCCGTTCTCGATAGTATCATTACCGTATTTTACAATACCAATTAATGGAATTTCTTTATCGAGCGAAAACATATTTTTAGATTTTAATGGCTTTACAAAACAGAAACCATCTAATGCTTTCCATTTACCATTTCTTTTATAAGCGTAAACTTGATCAGGTTGCACAGTGTACAAATCTTCTGTTATAAAGTTCTTGCTATTTTTTTCTTTACCTTTAATATCTCTGAATCGTCTAAAAACATTATGATGAACTATAACATCATCTCCCGGTTTTATAACTGTTTCACCAACAAACGGTACCGCAAAAACTTTTCCTATGCGATTTGTATATTCGTGATTTTGTAACTCAGTATTTAAAAGTAATTCATTACCATCAATATTTATCTCTCCTGTTGTTCTTTTGCCATTAGGTGAGACTAAGTAGCCAAAAACACTTCTCATTATTAGTAAGATAAATCGTATTCAACCGATATTGACATGTTCTTATTAAAATCCTTCCAAGGCATAATAACATCCCCTTTAGCAATATAGATAGAGTACTTATCTTCCTCTTCTATGATATTAACTATAGTATGACCGCCATACACTTCCTGGTTTAAGGCGTAGTGCATGGCGTCATTTTTATAGTCTTTGCCTATACTAATTTTCCTGATTATCTGAGACATAAGTAATTTCCCCTGTAGCTAAGTCAATATTAACAGCTCCGTATTTAGCTTCAAGGTCTTTCTGAATTCCTTGCATCTCTACATTCAAAGTTGATAAGGCATTTAACATATCGTGTTTATGAGCTTCAAGCCCACCGATTTGGATCTGCAATTTGTTCATTGCATTGATCTTTTCGTTTAATGCGTTTAACTCTTCTGTTGTTACTTTTTCAACTCCTGTTGTTTCTTCTACTTTTTTCATTTTGATTTGATTTAATTAATTATTTTTTTTTTGTTTATATGGAAATGCCTTATTTAGCATTTCTTTTCTTTCTGTGCAGCCACAATCAATTTCCATTAGTTTTGTGACTGTAGTAACTACTTTTTTAATTCCAGTTACTGTTGTTATTTTTTCTATTGTATCACCTAATCCTTTATCCATAACATTAACATTTCCATCTGCGTCTTGCAGCGCATATTCTTTTGTCTGGTGTTTTAGAGCAATCTATATTATGCATCTCTTGTTGACCTTTTGATCTAGCGCAGTATGAATCTCTTCTCGATCCGCCTCCTGGTTGAGGTGCTTTTAAATTACCACCTGTTTCTTTATTGTAAGCGTCTCTTCCTGCTTGCGTCATACCAGCACCCTCCTTCGCTGATAAGAAATGACGACCTTTACCTTTAGTGGTATGTTTTAGTTTCTTGAAAGGAGAGTTTGGTTGATCGTATGCCATTATTTAAAGTATTTCATTTTTAAAGGTGATTTCTTAGCAAAGA